CGAAGTGCTGAAGCAGTTCGACGATGCCATGGCCGGTTATGGCCTCAATCGGCGCGGCCTTTCCGGCGTCATCCCGGGCGCGCCGCAGATCCCGGTCAAAGACCTGACCGCGGCCGATATTCCTATCGACCGGGCGAAGGACGTGCAGTTCCGGCCTTCGGCTTTCGAGCGCTTTAATCACCTTTCCGGCCAGTTCACCTCGATCGAATCGATGTGGAACCCGGAAAGCCTGAAGCCGGTCTATGTGAATGCGGACATCGCCGCCGACGGCCGTAATCGGCAGACGAGCATCGACTTCCTGCAAGTCACCGATCCGGACATTGCGCAGTATCTGCTCAATATCCGCTATCGGCAGAACCGTATGGGCGGCAAGGCCACGGTTCCGGTCAGCCGTCGCTTCGGCCTGGCGGTGCAGGAAGGCGAGTGGATCACCTGGCGCGGCAAGGCCACGGTTCCGGTCAGCCGTCGCTTCGGCCTGGCGGTGCAGGAAGGCGAGTGGATCACCTGGCGCGGCAAGAGCTGGTTGATCAGCGAGTGGCGGGCCGATGATCGGCTGCGCATCACGCTGGTGCTCTCCGAGACCAGTGCGGCAATCTATGACGACGATGACATCGAGCCCGGCCCGATCGTCATCCCGCCGACGCCGCCGATCAACCCGTCGCTGCTGTCGACGGTGCAGAACTTTAACGTTGCCGCAGGCATGATCAATGGCGCGCAGGGCTACGACACGCCGGCGCTCGTCTTCACCTGGACCCCGCCGGATGATCCGACGATCACGGCCGTGCGCTTCTCGTATCAGATCGAGGGCACTACCGAGCTGTTCGAGGATCAATGCACCTCGCCCGAGGACGGTCTGTTCCGCACCACGAAGAACGTGGTTTCCGGCAAGGTCTATAATGCCCGGGCCACGATCACGACCGTGCCCGACCGGCTGCGCACCTTCACGCCCTGGATGACGACGGCGCAGCCGACCGGTTTGCAGACGCTGCTCACTGGCCTGCAGCAGCTGCAGGACGATGCGCTGAACCGCTTCAAGGAACTGCAGCAGGAGATGGACGAATTCTTCCGTCCGCGCCTCGTCGAGCTGCTGGATGCGTTCTCGCTCGAAGGCGCAGTCGGTCAGATCGAGCGCCAGCAGATCGTTGCGTCCATAGGTGACGCGTTGGCGCAGATCACCGAAGAGCGCCGGGTGCGCGTTTCGGAGAACGAGGCGACGGCGCAGCTGCTGAAGTATCTGCAGGCGAGCCTCGGCGGCACCAATGCGCGCCTGATCACTAAGGAGACTGTGCGTGCGACGGCAGATTCGGCGCTGAGCAGCCAGATCACGCAGCTCACGGCGGAAACGGGCAACAATTCGGCGGCCATTCAGGCGGAAGCTACCGCCCGAGCAAACGCTGATAGTGCGCTCTCCAGCAGCATTACCAGCCTCGATGCGGAAGTTGATGGCAATCTCGCCCGGCTGATCCAGGAAGAGACCGCGCGCGCCAATGGAGACAGTTCGCTCGCGACCAGCATCAACGGGGTGAGTGCCGATTTCAACGGGAGGTTCGCGCAGGGCCTTGTGAAGTTCGAAGCGGTCGCTGCGCCAACCGGGGTTGATGCCCGCTTTTCGGTGCTCTTGCGGGCGGGCACGAGCCAGAGCTTCAAGGTGTCGGGCTTTTACGTCGAGCTCTACACCCAAGGCGGAATTCAGAAATCGCGCATGGCCATCCAGGTAGACCAGTTTCTCGTGTTCTCGGGCAACAGCGGTCACTTGCCGTTCGCCTTCGAAAACGGGGAGCTGAAGCTGGCGATTGCCAATATCGGCACGGTCAACGCCGGCCTGCTTCAGTCGCTGAACGGCAAAATGAAGATCGATCTCAACAACGGCACGATCGAAATCTTTAGCTGAAAAGAGGGTTCAATCATGAAACGCAGGTCTTTTCTACTGGCGCTCATCAGTGTCCCAGCAGCCACCAGTGCGGTGCCGGCACGGAGTCCGCTAGTCTTCAAGGATGGCGCTATGAGGCTCGCCATCGCCGACATCGGCACGGCCGACGCCGGCCGGCTGCGATCTCGTAATGGCAAAATGAAGATCGATCTCGACAGCGGCACGATCGAGATCCTTAGCTGATGACGCGGACAATGATTGGCCGTGACAGTACGGGCGCAGGGTGCGTCAAAATCATGAAAAATGATGCTGACGACCCGCGCACCACGCCGGATAGCCAGCGGTCAAAGTTCCTCTACAACTCAAAATACGCTCTGAACGCTTCGATCGCGCACATCGAGGTTATCAATTCGGGCTTCAGTGGGAGTACATACCAGTATTTCCCCGCGGGGTCGAATTCAAGCAACTATCAAAAAGCGCTTGGTCAAGGCGGAGGGGAGGCGTGGTGGTTCTTCAGGAACTCCGCGTTCCCGAAGATGAAATACAATATGCCGCTATTCGACGTGAAAGCCACGCGGACGAACACGGGACGGTTCAATCAACAGCGCATCCAGCGCCGCTATTCCGGCAAATACTACAATGACCAGGGTGGCTATTTCTTCATGGGGAACTGGGCTCAAGAGCCTTGGGTGAAGAACTTCAGCGGCGTTGTCAGTCAGTATGGATCGTTTCCCTACGGGACGTTTGCTCACATCACAACGTCCACGCTCGACGACGCTTACAACCGTTTTCAGTCGAGAGACAAACGGCTGATTGTGTGGAACCTCCCCGGCAATGAGGATCCTTCACTCGAGGCTCCCGCATTGGCACCGAACGGCGCAAAGAACATCATCATCCGTTCGGACAAAATGGTGATCGCTAAGCCGGGCTACAACGCAGAAACTGCGACCGAGTGGCAAGTCGCCTTCGACAGCCGACGCGTTCCAGTCAAGGTTATCGCGGCTGCAGACATCGCGATCCCTGCGGGAGAGTCGTTCTATGAAACGGGCATCACCTTGCCTAACACCATCGCTCTCGACGTTCACTTCTACACGGGGTCAACAATCTACTATCCGTGGACGCCGAACTTGGGCGACGGTGTAGGGGCGGACTATTGGTTCAGCGGTTCACGTATCTATTTCAACGCGTCCGGAGCAATGCGAGCCCGATTTATGCTCTACCTCGATGCGGGGGATAGTCCGACAAGCGGCAGCAACCGCGTGCTTCGGGAGTTCACTGAGGGCGGTCAGGACGTCGTGCAGTTCTTGCGTCCAGGATCAGCCAACCCGCCGTCATGGGCCGATATCGTCATAGATACCCGGTGGCCGTGCGTTCAGATCATCGCGGAAGGCTATTTCAATGTAGCGGTAGGAAGCCCGCTCGAAACGGTGATCAATTTCGACGCGGCCGGAATGTTTCCGATGGTCAAATATATGACCAAGCACGGTGGCGGCTCAGAACAGAATTTTGGGAGTTGGCAAGAAGCTATCAAGCTCCCGTCGGTACGCCAACGCGTCTATTCGAGCAACAGCAATTTTGAGTGCGGTGATAGCTCGCATTGCCGGCTCACACAGACAAGCGCAACGTTTGTCACCAATCGCGGCCAGCCCGGCGATTACTACAACGATGCAGACGACCCCGGCACGTGGCGCACGGACGGCGCCGATAACGTGCTCGGCATCCGCTACTACATTCTCGGCATCCCAGCTTAGGAACTCCTGACATGACGATACCCTATGTAACGGGCACGGTATCCGTGACCGCCGGCAGCGCCGTGGTGACCGGTTCCGGGACCGCCTGGGCCACGGCGTTGATTGCCGGCGGGCTCTTCGGGCTCGACAGCAGCAACGGCAACCCGGTCCCGATCCTCTCCGTCGACAGCAATACGCAATTGACGCTGGCCAAGCCATGGCGGGGCACGACGGCGGCCGGGCAGGGATACTGGATCATTCGTGACACTGCATATCTGCAGCAGCAGACCGTCAACGCTCAGGCGCTCTCGACCTATATCCAGCGGCTCGACAATGCGGTGCTGTCGGTTTTGGCCGGCCTTACGCCGGCTGCTGACAGGCTTGCCTATTTCACTGGCCCCAACTCTGGCGCGCTTGCGGACATCAAGGCGAAGGGGCGCGACCTGCTTTCGTCGACGAACGTGCTCGACGCCCTTCTGAAGCTCGGGCCGGTGTGGGGCGGCTCCGTTCGGTCACCTGCTAACAGCGATGTCGGCTTGGTCGATGGCGATCTCAACACTATAACCATTGCTGGGGTTTATACGCTTGCGGGAAACTGGGCCAACACCTACGCCGGCGCCGCCTCGACAGCCACGACCGGAACGCTGGTCGTGCTCCAGCGAAGCTCCAACGCCGTCTTTCAGTATTTCTACCGGGACAACAACCAGGTCTTCAGGAGGAACACCGTCAACGGCGGCACAAGCTGGACGGACTGGACGATCGTGGAGCTTCCGGTTGTAGGCACTGCCTCAAACTCGGCAGGTTTCCCGGCTGGCGCAATCATTGAGCGGGGCAGCAACGCCAACGGCGAGTACGTGCGTTTTGCTGACGGTACACAGATCTGTTGGGGAACTGGAACCATCAACGTCTCGACTGCCCTCAACAATCACTTCGGATCTACCTCTGGAGCCTCGGTCACCGGCAACGCGCTAATCAGCTTCCCGGCGACGTTCTCGAATACAAACTACTCGGTGTCTGTCCTCCCGACCTTCCGCGGCTTCACAGTCCTTGGTGCCTACTCCAAGAACGGCGCCAATGCCGCCGTCAGGATGGGCGTATCAGGCTCAACCGCAAACGATGTTCCCTATGAATGGTCAGCTTTCGGAAGGTGGTTCTGATGATAATTGATCTCTCTCCCCAGCGCCGCGATGACTTCCTGGAGGTCACAAGGGCTGGTGACGCCCTCACGATCAACGGTGTGGCATTCGACTTCTCAGCGTTGCCGGACGGTGCGACGATACCGGCCGGCGAGGTTCCTTGTGGATGGCTTGTCGGCCCCGTCGAACGGATCGCCGGCGAGCTTCACCTGACGCTCATCCTGCCGCACGGCCCGAGCCCCTCTCAGGCCGTCGCATTTCCTCCGCCGCTCATCGACCCGCCCGACGGGGTGATTGCATTGCCGGCCGATCTGGCACCGTCGATCCCTGATCCTGCTGAAGAGGAGCCTGCCAATGTGGACGGTTGACCTATCGAAAGTTGTCACGGCCGAGCAGAAGGCTGCGGAAATGCGCGCCGCGCTCCAGGCGCAATACTCCGCCGCCATCCAGGCGCATCTCGATGCCAAGGCGCGTGAGCGACAATATGACGGCATCCAGACCGCCATCACCTATCGCGGCGACCCGAACCCGCAATTCTCGGCTGAAGGCGAGGCGCTCTTCGCCTGGCGATCGGCGGTGTGGACCTATTCCACGGACGAGCTGGTGAAGGTGCTGGCCGGCGAGCGACTGCAGCCCAGCCTCGAAGAGTTCATGGCCGAGTTGCCGGTGTTTGAGTGGCCGCAGTCGTAGGGGTTGGGTCTCTCGCCCTGCCGATTCCGATGAAGCCGCCCCTTTGTTCCGAGATGATTGCGCCCCCGGTTTCCGGGATGATCTCGCCCCCTGTTTAGTGGGGTCTGCAGGCGATG